CAAACAGAAAAAAAGTCACCCAAATGATTTTTCGATATTTTTTTTGAAGATCATCGTGGCGAAATAAACATATTTATTTGAGCCAACTCAAAGTCTTCGACAGTATTCGAACAGCTATTGTAAGTATAATAATAGTTTTCATCTCTTTTGTTAGATGAGTGATGAGCATCACCGCGTGTCATTTTGACATTATAAAACCAAATTTTTGATTGAAGTATGTAGTGATTACAGTGCAAAAACGATGTGTGAAGGATTTCTTCGCTCACACGATAATGCGCATATGAACCGATTGCATAATAAAGCTGAGAAGGGGAACCGTTTGGGCATATTCTCAAGCCATTCTTTATAGATGAAGTATGCATCTCAAGTGAATTCAACATGGAACAACGAGTTATCGATTTTCCTTCGATATATTTTACGCCATTTACGCTCGTGAAGATGTAGGGCAAAGGAAGCTCGTCATCGCCGTTGGCTCGTTTCGTAAATGATCGGACAACAGAAGCTGGTTGGGCGATATCAATACTATCGTAGCCATTGGACCCAAACATTTTGTATGGAATGTTGATCTGAGAAACATTTCTTGGAAGGTAATCTAGAAATTCGTTAATTTTTCGAAATCCATTGCGTGCATAGATGAATTCATCAAAGTCGCATATCATGACCCAATCATAATTTCGTTTAACAATTTCCAAATAAAACATATTGTATGCGTCATTTTGCATTTGTCCACCTTGTCGGAAATCTCGCGCCAACGTTACTAGATTCTGATCCAAATACGGTTTTAAAATGGGTCGAAATGCATCTGTACTGCCATTATTTATGAGGAAAAAGTAATTTACACCTTGATTTATGTAATGATCCAGCCATTCTTTCATAATATGTGCCTCATTCTTAAAAATAGCTACAACACAAAGTGTCGCCATTTTTTGGAGAGTCTGAGTAGTAAATTTTTTTTGAGACCAAAATCGTAAGAGATTTTACTATAAGATGATATTGTTTTTGTCACCATAATATTCAATTTTTGTCATTATTATATTGGTTAGCGCTACACGAAATTCCATGTGTTTATCATTTTCTTCATATATCTTACAAAATTTAGTTTTCAAAAATATACAACCAAAGTCGTTCTAAAATATATCCATTGTCACCTCCTTGAGAATCCTGTGATAGAAGTTCTTGCATTAAACCTTCATATACCTCAACAGGATATTGCTGAATATTTATACGCGAAACTGAAAACAAACCACACATAGAAAAGCGTACAACATCCAACGATTTTTGAATGGGAAATTTGCTGCGGTTCAAAAAGTAACCAAATATTGATTCAGACGGCGGTATCCATTGCTTACGTCGTTGAATGATTTCGATCATTCCCTGGTCATTGATATTGTACGGTGGAATTTCGTCCAAGTCTTCGGACAGTTCCATCACCAAAAACTCTAAGCCATATGGTGTTACAGTTTTAAATCGATTAACAAAGTCATCGGGTGGTAATTGGCGGCTTTGGAGATATCGCAGCCCCATCGATTGAACTTCCGTATGTTGATCATAATTTTCAATCCCACTCAATATCGAATGGTTATGCTCAAATGGAGATCCTTGTAAAAAAATTGTACGCGAAGCCAAACAATTATAATTTCTTATCATGTGGTAGAGATAAGTATGTCCTTCTCGACCGATATTGCGTAACGGTTTTTTTACAATAGACGAATTGTTACTGAAAACACGGGGAAGTGGCTCTCCCTTGTTATAGACGATAGCAATATCTTGGTAGGGCAAAATCCATTCGAGATTTTCTTTATATCTTGCAATGACCAGTTCGACTTGACTGCGGTCCCATTTGTCGCCAACATATGCTAGACAAAACATATCGTCATGACAAGGCAATATGCGCCATCGCGTAAAGCGAGTTTTGGATGCATACAAATGCACCATTCCATTTTTGTTCGGACAACCCAAAAATTGGGACTTGTTCCATCGTTTAAACGCACAACAAATGGTTGTAAATGGGAATCCTAAATTCGTGTCAGGTTCGATCAACCATCGTTGTCGCCCCGATTTTTCATCTGTATCGTAAAACTCGACGATATTTTCGACTTCTCTGCATGAGAGGTACAAATCATTGTCGCATCGTTGGATGCAAAGGGGTGGTAATGATGACGGTCTTGAAAACGAGAAGCCAGGAATGCGAACAACAATACGGGATTGATCTAGTGTGTTATACCGAGGCCACGTCATACTAAATGATTGGTAAAAAATCAAATCAAACAAAAGATATGGAAAGAAAACCGAATCTTATAGATGCATAAAAAGGAAATCAGGACGACCAAATAAAAAAAATGATTAGGACATTATTGGTAATGGTTAGGGTTACTGCAAAATTACACGGGTTTGTAATTTTCATCGTATTCTTCTTCCGTTATCAAGTTATATTGCTTGAATATATCAAGACGGTTATTGAATGTAATCGTCATATTGGAATTATGCGGAGTAAAAGACTTAAAGATTAAATGACTTTCGCGATATTGATTGTCAAAGCCCCAATTACAATATATTTTGCTTCTATCAAAAACTCCAACCTTAAAATATGGATTATTTTCCAAACGGCGATTGATAACTTCCTGATCCCATCCTTTCGTATCGACCAGCTGTTTTAAAACATTTTTGAAAAATAACAGTGTATTCCTATGACATTTAATTAGTATAATCCCTATATTATAATATCCATTACCATCATTGTCTGCAAAACATAGATCGTTCGAGGAATGTTTTTCGAAAAACTCGGGTAACTGATTTGCATTGGCTGAATTGATGAGAATGGTGGCGTCGGAGAATACAATAGACGATCCCATATTTTCTTTAATTTTTTGAATGATCAATTCAATTTTTATGGATACACCTCCAAAAAAACAATGGATTCCTCCTGCATTTGTTAAGTCGGGAATGGCCACATCTTCAACCACAAAATATGGATCAAGATTCCTATGTATGTGGCGATGATAGAATGCGTATAATGGAGAATAAAAGAAAATAAATTTCATAAAGTTGCTCAAGAGTGAGAAACAATTTGCGAGATAAATATATACAGGTAGAGAAATAGTAAGAGACTTAAACTTATTGAAGATAATCCTTCACACCGAAAAATCTATTCATGATGAAACAATATGTTTAGGCAAAAATACGTTTCTGCTGCTTCTTTTTGACGGGTAATGATAAATGCGACCCAACTGATGGGGAAATGTCATCCCCACTACCACTATTTTGTGCCCTCTCCCTCGCCCGTTCTCGCACCCGCCGCGCATCTACCCGCCCATACGAATCCAAAAATTGTCTCAACTGACGCCGCACCATCTTATGCGTGAGTGGGTCGTAGTTGTCAATGCAAGAATTCAACTCGCAAATAAGGAGGTCTCGATACGGAGCAATCCAAGGCGTTGTGTAAAGTCGCGCCACCAGATTTTCGGGATGCAGCGTCTCCACCGCCATATTGTGTACTTTCATGCATCCGTATGTTTCTAGCATAACATTAAAGAGAATCTCTCCCTTGGGATAGATCACCAACTCCACCCCGCGAAAGACATCGACGAAATGCCGCGCCATCACCCAGGCGCCTTCGTAGCGCACCTTGTGATCCATGGTCATCACCGTTTCACAACTGGGCACCCCTAGTTCTAGTGCATCTCTCTCCATTTTTACGAGATGCGTGTCGGTGTATAAAGTCCGCGTAATCCCCACGATTTTCTGCCCACCTCCGATTGTGTGTACCCCAGGAATGAGGTCGCGGATACAAACGCCTCCCTGATCCGTCTCGACAACGGTGTTGCCTACAAAACAAATGTCGCTGAAAAGATGATTCAACGAATTGACCGCTGCCGAACTCGAGCTTCCGAACCCGAGAGGCATCGCAAAGAGTACCCCAAAGGTGAGCGCATTCCCGCTATTTGTAGGAGACGCAGACTGAACGCTGGACGTGAAAGTAGTGAAAAAGGCACTGTAAAATAACGTGTTGGTCTGCGTCTGCAAGCCCAATGAGTAGACGGAATTGGGCACATTGGTGTTGAACCAAATCTGCTGCGAATTGGAGACTGGATAGCCCATCGTCGCACCAGAATAGGATATATACATTTTGTAAGACGCAATAAACTGGTTGTTAATGAGAGCGTACACCACCATATTGATGTTGTCGAAGACGATGTAATTTATCACATAGCCCGTTGAGGAGGAGGATAGATTGAGAAAGTTTTGATTTGTGACCGTTAAACTAATGATCATCGACGACGGGATATTGACTTGAAATTGCACGCACTGATTGTTTTGGCCGCAGTAATACCAGAATCCCTTGTTATAAGCGAGAGCGCCGTAACCATACGTAGACGCATTTGCCGAACCTGCGGTCGGAGGCGTAAAAGTAGACAAGATTTTACAGCTAGTGAACGCGACAGAGATGGCCATGCTGGGAGAGGCTTTGTTTGTGACAGTGAGAGAAAGCATAAAGAAGGTCGGAGCTGGAGTGCTCGTGCCCGCCGCCGTGAAAGCCGCGTCAAAAAAATAAAAATTGTTGCTGTTGTCAAAACAGCCGACGGGCGAGACTTCGCCGAAAGTGCCGACACTGGGGTTCATGGAGAAAGTATTCGGACCCGATGATCCAGTAGTTGTACTGACTGTGATTGCGGAGAGCGATCCTGTGGAAGGATTGATGTAGTAAAAGAGGAACATCTCACTGGTCTGGTTGAAGGTGATCAATAAACTGAGTGACGGGTTCACATTCACGGTCTGGAAGTTAGGGGTGGGGGTAAATCCTGTCGTGAGGAGCGCATTGGTGCTGGCGGAATAAAGAGGAGTGGGGGTGATGACGGCACTGGAGGTCTCGAGGACGCTGGGACCCAAACCTGAGTAGACATTGCCATAATTGTCGATGCTGGAGGCAGAAGAGATGACGCAGGCAGTGGTGGTCGTATTGACATTGGGGATGTTGGAGAGAATGGGTGTGCCTTGCACGGGAGTGGCTATCGTTGTGGACATGGAAAAATGAAGAGGGAAGATAGGAAACGGAGAAACTGGTGGGAAGTTGCCACGTGGCCGAAATTCTGTTGTTGTTTTGGAAAAAATCAAACGAAAATCGAAAACACAATTATAATATTTTGAAGAGCAAAAAAAATAATGGTATATCCCCACTAGTTTGAAAGTTGTCAAAATCACAATTTAAAAAACAAAGAAAACTGGGAGGAATGAGTGTGATTGACTTGTTGCTGAGTGACAGTGATGACGAGCAGGGGGCGGGGGTGGGGTCGGGCTGGCACTCCAAAGTCAAGAGGCGAAGAGTACAGACTGACTTTTTCACGTATACAGATCGCGATCTGGAGGACAGCGCTTGGGTGCGGGCGCACGATCATCGAATAAGTGCCAGAGGACTGGATGCCGACTTGACCAGCGGTAGTGGCGGGGAGGAGGAGGACGACGAGGACGAGGACGAGGACGAGGACGACGACGAGGACGACGAAGAGGATGAGGACAACGGCCCTAAATCGTCTCTAGCGTCGAAAGCGGTCATTGTGATTGACCTAACCATGCCCGTGAATGAAGTACCCCTGGCCGCCGTTGCCGCCGCCCCTGCCGTGGCCGAAGACCCATCGGATGTACAGCTTATTGCTATTATTCCCGCCCCCCTCCAGCAGGTGGCAAACGCCCACGAGAATGGGGAGGAGGACCATAGCGACGACAGTACCATGGACTCCCCCCGCAGTGACCATTCTTCAGATGAGGACTATGCAACAGACGACGGCGACGACCTTGACATCAACGCGACATGGTCTCACTCGGCCGCCAAGGTGGCCCAGCTCGGAACGGGTCGTCTGGGATATGCTGTAGATGACTTTTGCATGGAAGGGGAAGGAAAAGAAGATGCATAAGATCTATTCCTTGCTTGCTTGCTGGCGCTATTTTTCCCTTCCTTCCAAATCCCCCGACCTCTTTTGTAATATAGATTTTATGACTAATGACCTCCTTTTCTTCGTACTGCGTTTTATTGATCATCTCCCCTTGGTGTTAATATAATAATTTATTCTTTCTTGTATACAAATAAAAAAAAATAAATGGGTCGCAAAAGGATGCATTTTTGTAACGGTCATCCTATCTAGTATATTACACAGTTTTACTGACAGACACTGGAGCCCCTTTCTCTTCCTCTTTCTCTTCAGTTCGTGGAGGCTGGACAAGGGCGGCCACTTCTCGCTGACGCAACTGAGTGCGCAGCTGATCGATGGTCCATAACAAGCTTTCTTCCTTCTCCGCCAACCGCTTCTCCTCTCTCTTAATGGCCTCCGAAACGGCTGCCCGTTGTTGTTTTTGATGGGCGATAACCATGGCATCTTTCTCATTGTCGCATTCCATCCGCAGATCAGCAATCCGTTTTTTGTTCTCTTCGCGAATGGCGGTGATCTCTGCTTTATGATCTTTTAATTGACTCTCCACATACTTTTCCGTCTTTGCCTGGGCGACTTTGATGGCCTCGTCGCTCTTCGCATGGGCAGCTTTCACAGCCTCTTTAAGGTGATTGATCTCGTGATTCTTGCGAGAAGCGAACGATTCGTGGTCTTTCTCTGATCGCTTCAAACTGTCCTCAAGCGCATCTCTGGAAGTCGTCGCCATCTCAAGCTGGCTTTGCAGCTCGTCAACAAACCTTTTGTTGGACTCGGTGTTTTGTTTCAGGGCCTCCCGAGCTTCGTCCCTCTCCCGAATCGCTTGGTCTCTTTCAGCAGTCCCCTCCGTCAGTTCTTTAAGAGCCGCGACAGCTTCATCCCTCTCTTTCACAGCCTGGTCCTTTTCGGACGTGAGCTTTTGCATGAACCTATCTAATTGAAAAGTCTGCATCGCAAAACAGGTGAAGAATTCCTTGGAGAGGTGGTGAGAGTAGTTGTCCACCGCGACAGCCGACATTGTTTGGGAGATGGCCACCATTTGCGGATCCATTTCGACCGCTTCGGCTCCTGCAGAGCTACTTCCGTTCGCAGTCTTTCTCTTTTTGACGGCAGGTGTAGGTGCGGGGGCAGAAGTTGCCGCTGTTGCTGCCGCTGTGCCATTGTCTACTCTCACTGTAGTTGATGTGTGGTCGCTCATTTCTATCAAAAAATATTTTTTTTGTTTTTAAAATTTGCCAGCCCCTTCCCCGCTTGGTTTGGAATTAAATAATGATCAAACCATTGGAGAAAATATTTTTAACAAAAACAAAAATAAAAACAAAAACAAAAACAAAAAACAAATTCAACAACAAGAAAAAAAAATATTTTTCGAAGAGCAACGATAAATTCACAAACTCGTGGGAATTTACCAAAGATATGTCACTACGTTATTGAACTTCAACATTGAAGTTGTAGTAGAAGTTTGAGGGTGACGCACTCAGGACCCCCCTCCGTACGTACGTGCGTACGCATCGCATCCATATTCCCACGAGTTTCATACCGCATACAAATGAACAAACATAAATGAACAAGAATAAAATGAACAAGAATAAAATGAACAAGAAAACCAAAAAAAGCAACTTGCCCATGAATTCACAAATTAAACGACCAACCAACAAAAGAATCACAAAAGTATCCATGATGAATCTTGCCGCTTTATCTGAAGGAGATTTGGTCTATGCGATGCCAAGCGTACTGCCTGCACCTCGATCGCAGAGCCTCAAAAGAGGGACCCAAAAGCCTGTCCTTGTGAAAGATGAATTGGACTTTGTTTGGGAGGAAGACGAAGAAATGCAGACAGGGATTATGAAACGAATGGACACCAATCCCGAAAAAGACGTGTATTATGCTCCCCTCAGGAACAAAATGCAGGAATACTACAGTGAGCACCCACTCCCTTTCTCCATCGACGCCAGAATTCAATTCCCCGTCTCCCCTTTGGTCGCCGCTTCCGATGACCCGTCTTGTCCAACTCCAGTCAGTAGTACGGGGCACGAGATGGGAGAACTTGTCGTGGAACTCATTCCTCGCACCGATTTGCCCCCCGCCCCCGAAATGGCGCGCGTCTTGGTCATCGCTGTCGATCTCTCCAGCCGCTCCCTGGCCATGACGTACGGTATGCAAAATCTGAAAACCTTTTTGGTCGCTCTCATCCAGCATCGAAAGACTTATCCCAATCAGCGCTTTTTCATCAATCTCGCGGCCGTCCACGAAGGCAAAGTTACCGAAATTTTCGGGGGAATCACCGAATCCAATGTGGAGCCGCCAGCCACTGCTCTTTCCGCCGCTCTGGAAGAGGCTGCGGACTCCACCACTGCATCCGTTTCTACGGAGCCGCCCCCCGTCGATTCCTTTCAGGAATGGTGCCCGCGAAAATGGACTCGTGCGACAATCACCTCCGTGAACAGCTCCCTTCGCACTTGCTCTATCCAGCTGTGGGACTCCCAAAACACATTTATTGAAGACCTCGCCATTTCCCTTCTGAGGACGTCACCCCCCATTGTAGAACCGATTCCCACCACCTCAAAAAAGACAAAAATCACCCCCATCTTGATACCCAGAGTCGGAGACGTTCTGTATTACAGCCACATCGACATCTTCGACCAACAACTGAAAATGGGAACGATCATGCAAACACTCAACAACATTTTGGAAAGGGTGGCGCGAGCGCAAGACGCACACATTTATTCCGATCGTCATAAACGCCCTCGCCACAACTCATCAACAAGAACAACCCGTTTTGCAGAGGAAGAAGACGAGCAGGACGAAGCCTTGTTGAATTTCCACAACGCCGTCATTCACGTCGACAAACTCACCCAGATCGCCCAGAATATTTTCCCCGCCGATGTCGACCGTTCCGTGATCATGATCTCCAATGGCGCCGCCTACGATGATTATCGCGTCGACTCCCTTTACCCTTCCAAGATGCCGTCCTCGGCGCCGTCCTCGGCGCCGTCCTTGCCGCGTCCCTTTGACGCCGTTCGTGCCTGCACACGCTCGACAATCAAGTTCGAGATCACGGAAACCATTTTAAGCAACATCAAGCGGCCCATGAATCGTCCCAACTGCCACGTCTACTGGCTGTGCGCCAGCGCTTGTTTTGACATTGACATGTTGTCGGAAGTCGCCTTTCTCATGGGTTTTGGGCGCACAACTATTCTCGCAGCAGACAATCTGAACAACCTTTACGTTAACTTCGCCAAGGTCATGCTGGAAATAACAACGACCGTGGCTTGGAATGTAGTTATCGTCGTAGAAACATTCAAAGGGGGATCGGAACAACAGGTGGAACCCCCCAAGGTCAATCTAAAAGACCTGCCCGCTGTTCACCGATACCACTTGGACGAAGTGGTGCGGAAGTATGGAGTCAACACTTCGTGCCTCGGTCACGGAGGCGCACAGTTCTCCAAAAAAATCGCCGTGAATCCCTTTGAGCCCCCCGACAACCTTTTGGTGGCCCCCCACGGAGAAAAGAAGGAAGTTCACAACTTCACGCAACGGATGACGGCGAATATGCGATATACATTTCCTGTGTATTCCACCGATCCCGATTCGATGGTTGTACGGATTTATTTGGAGCACGAAGGTCCCGTAACAACGGGCGTAAGCACAATGCGAAACCGCCCTCCCGCCGCCCTCCTAACCGAGGTTGATTATTGTTTGCTCCCCAGTTTTGGATGGAAAATGGAAGTGCTCGAGCTCGTTAATTGTGCGGCGAAATCGGTCCTCGCTTGGAAATATGTGGTGGAGATGTTCCCCGAAATGACTGCTGGATCTACCAACATTTCGTTTTTGAGGGCGGAATGCAAACGACTCTTTGACCGCATCCTGGCATCCGCCAGGCATTTGATTGGGGACTATCGTCACGACACTATCAAACCCACTGTGCCCCTAGCCGCCCCCCTAGCACTCGGTCTATTTTATCGGTCGCTTCTGGACGATGTTGCTCTTGTCTACCTTTCTCTTGACAAAAGGGGAGTGGACAAAAGCGTGACCTACATGCGGCTTATGCAGCTGACGAACCCCAAAGGCTGCGTAGGGAATTTCGGGGCGGCGATTCCTTTGTGGAAGGGCAACTTGGCGTCGAAAGACGAGGTGGCGGTTTCGGGCGACGACAGTGCGCACCCCATCGAGCTACACCAGATCAAGACGACTCGGTTTTATTTTGCGGCGCATGGCGTTGCAACAGCTCCTTCCGAGCTTCTGGGAGGTATTTGCCGCAGTAAATGGGAGGCATTTGTTGGACTCCATAAATTGTTCCCCTCCATGAAAAAAATAAACACTAGTGATGCATGATTTTCTTATTCTTTTTTTTTGTTTCAGAATTTATTTTCAGATCACGTAATAATTAACCTTGTCATAAAAAAGAATAATTTGTTGAGTTTATATTCTTGCATTTTCGTTTTGAATCATTTTTTCAATTCATGGCAAACGCATATCGTGAATTACAATTTAATGAACTTGTGGTAGGTCAACGTTACGATTTTGTTGTGTTGAGGGAGAGACTAGGACTACCTAATTTAAGTTATAGCTCAAATCGATTAACTTACAAAGACAGAGATAACTATGCGTTTACTGATCCTCCATTAGGTCCATTACTTATTCCACGAGTAAATTTAAAAGTTTTCGCAGACGGACACGGTCCTCATATTATTCCTCAAGCAGGAGGAAAGAGAAGAAAAATATGTCAACGTTTTTCGTGTCGTCGAGGTCGTAGGAAGATGACAAGGAGACGGAGTTACCATCGGCGAACTTAAAGCTTCCTCCCCCGTCTCCACTTCCCCCCCCCCACACACACAAAAAAGTAGTACCAAACACATAAAATAATTTTTCAAGGCAATTAAATTTCATCGTTCATTGTAGAATAATCAGTTTTGTTTAAAAGAATCAGAAGATCGATTTTTTAAGGATTTGCGGAAGAACGAAAAATGGGATTGCTATTGTCGAGACAGAGTCCTAAAGACGAGAGTCCCGAAGACGAGAGTCCCGAAGACGAGTCAGTGATCCTGCCTCCTGGCGATCCTGAAAATTACATTGTTTGGTATGTTAATGCCCACAGTATAGAAACGGCTACAAACGATATTTCACGTTCAACAAGAAAGACGATGGATGACGGTAGTGTTGTAGACCTCTGTCAAATGTATACTTTCGCCTCTAATGGTTGCTTTTCAAAATCAAAAGTGATAAAAGATAAAGGTAAGAATTCTCAAAAAAGGCAACGGCAGATCGTTGCTGAAACATTTATTGAAAATAAAGATAGCAATGTTAACCCCATGAAACTGATGAAAGAACAATGCGAGCCGAAATTAAGGCAATTGCATAAAAGTTGGGGAATACATCACGATGGAGGGTATCAAATCATAAATCCTGTTTTACAAGTTCAGTTCCAATTTACTCCAAACAAAGGAGATGATCCAATTTTTCTACATGAATTTGGTGTCTATCCTGTAAAATCCAGTCATCCAGAATGGAGCGCGCATACCTTTGCTGAAACAAGTCTTTACGACGACGATGCTATTATGTGCAATCTTTTGACTCAAGAAGAACCGAGACATTTTTGGAGAAATGAAATGAGGAAGTACAGAGCAGAAAGAGACAAAGATGGAGTAGAAATGATGCCTTCGGGAGGAAAGTCACTAACTGAGACGTTGTTTTCAGTCTATGATGACGCCTTTTCGCCTTCTGAAGGGAAATCCCCATTACTTACGTTGACAAAGTTGATTAACATATCACGGAAAGGTTTGGGCGTTGACATGGTTTACATTATTCATACAGGATGTCGAACAACAGACCAAGATACAGGAGAAATCGTTGATGCGCTCAATTTGCAAGCTGAAGAAAAAAAACTTCATCCAGCTTACTGTAGAGAGGGCGGGACAATTTCACCTATATCAGCATTAAGGAAACGACCGTCCCTTTATACTCCTGAAGAGGAAGCTTTAAAGGCAGAGATTATACAATATTTTGCAGCCCTTGGCGAATATTTCTTTGACGAAAAGATATATTCCGAACTTCCCGATAACCCATTGGATAGATTAGATCCATCAAATACGGAGACAAATGAAAAGCTCTACAGGTTAGCTGCTGAAATCATACTTCCGTTCTCTAATGACCCTACCAAAAGTGTTGAAGACATTATGAAAATAATGGGGTGGAAGGACGCAAAATCTCCCAGAAAGGGTGGAGCGCGCAGAAAACGATTTAAAACACTCAAGAAATATTCAAAAACGATCACAAAGCATATGAGACGGCCCCGCAAACAACGCAACAAATCGAGACGGTAATTAGAAAACCTAGCTGCAAGTCTTTCACTATTTTTGATAAGGCGTTTTTCGATTTCGTTATCGAATAAAAAATATTGGTTCAATATAGAATAATCATTTTTTTCTTGACTTTTCGATTGTCTTTTGTCAAGGGAAGAATAATGAACGAGGAGGCGGTAGTAGAAACACTTTCTTTTGTACAAGTCTCCATGAAAAATGAAAAGCAGTTGGGTGATGAGGCAAAGAATATAACTTTTGACTATATAATACAATGTTTTAAAGACATTCAGCATTTAGAGGAGTTCGATTCAAAAATTTTCATTGCCTTGACACAAACGGTAACGGTATTTTTAAACATTGTGGGAAAACTCTACGATGACGATCCGTCGAAACTGTTTGATGATTTTGAAAAGAAAGACGATTCCATCATACAGAATGAAGCATACAAGATGTTCAAAAGACGATTCCTGATGAACAGAAGCATACTAAAAACAATGTCGACGCGACGAATCGAAGGGGGAAGTCTTTATCGCGGTGGTGGTCGAGGTCGTGATAGTCGTGGGCGTAATAAACGAAATGGGAGACGAGATCGACGACGGCGTCAACGTCAGCGATCAAAACGTCAAGTAGGGGGCATGAAGTGGCGACATTTGCTTTACTGGGTACTCTTGGCCATTCAAACATTGAAAGCCGCTTCGTTTACGGCCTTCACTGTTGAAGCCATCGTCGGTCAGTCAGATCATTTGAAGGAAAACCTTCTTGATCAATTCTTCCAACAAAAGAAAGCACGATTCGATCGCTTAAATGCAAGGCATCGGTCACTGATGACCACCCTTGTGAAAGACTATCTCAGCGTGGTAGATAATGTCGATGGTCATTGTGCATACAATTCTGCCATGATGATGAATTATCCCATTCAAGAAGTAGGGAATGTTATGCAAACGAGGAGTAAAGAATCCAATGGATTCTTAGGTATAAGCTGTCAAGAAATGCATGAAAAATTATACAAAGGAGTTTGCCTAGATAAAATAGAACCTTCTCAAAATCAAGATGCTTTATTTCTTGAAGTGGGAAAAGAAGTTTATAGTAATTACACCAAAAGCATGTCCATGATCGGTCCACATTCTCTCGATCCCGATGCCATCATTGCTTTTCAACTCTCGATTTTTCGGCATGCCGTGATCGGTCTCGTGAGGAAACGCCAATTTTCTCCGACGGATGTTCGTTATTTGGTTGGAATCATGGACATCAATTATATTGAGGATATATTTCTTGACGCGATATCTGATTTGAATCACATGCGGCGTCAAAAAAGAACTCGCATGAATTCATTTATCCGTGTCCCGCCTGATTTTTTTGATGAGTCAGACCGACAACGACTTGACATCCAAACAACCACGACCCCCATGCAGGATATTCTAGACGCTGCACAACGTCCTTCATTTTTTAGGTATGAAGGACGCAAAATAGGAGATCCCATACAACCCGCGATTCCTTTGCAAACTGTCTTTCAGCTCTACAACATTTCGCATGTTGAAGCAAATCGATTTACTGGTATTTTGGATGAAGCTCATAATTTACGTATGATGAAAGGTGTTGAAGATCTGAATAGAAAAATGCACATGCGTAAGAGTCTTAGTCTGGGTATTAGTCTTGTTAGTCTTGTGTCTCTTTATGATATTATGCGGAATCCAGAAGAATATGTTACTATTTTGCCCGAGAAGCTTTCTCCCTCCAAATTCCAAAGACGAGAAATTCTTCCTAATTCAGAAATTATATATATCGTAAATGACGAACAAAACAATCAAAAACAATGGGAAAAATTAATCCTATCCGAACACACTCTGGCATGCGTACACCAAGATCCAGTTTGCGAACAACGACTTGTTTTCAATAACGGCCAATCCTTTGTCTCTCATCAGGGGAAATGGGTAGACGAAAGAGATTCTCTTGATGTCGATGGCAACGACACGATTTATTTTGTAATGAGATCTTCTTAAAGTTACGAAGATGGCGATCGAAAATGGCATGTGGAAATACAAGTTTGGCTAGACATCTTTGCTGCGAAATTCAATAAAAGTAACGTTTGGCGAGACGTTCCATATCGTGACATTCATAAAATAATCTGTTCTGTCATTGATCGCCCAACGAAACAAATCGTCGATATCGCGCGGAATATCCTTGTGAAATTCTGGAGAACAAGCGGTCATGTTAAACTCATAGGTCTTCACTGCGTAGAGGTAGGCGTCAAAGGGGATGTAGCGGGGCAAGATGCCGTAAGGGGGTGGGGATATACCAGGGGAGGGGTGCCCCCAGAGACATTTTGGATCCAACATTTTTTGAATCCAGCTGCTGAGCTCATCAGTCTCGGAAGAAGGACATGGTTTGATATCTGTATTCGAGAATAACCATTCTTCTGCCTCTTCCCCCTCTGCAGCAAATATTTTAGCGGCCAGAATAGGATCTCTGTGTAGGAGGTGTTCCATCCAATCCAGTTTGTCGGCCAAAACCCTCACCGCAGTGGTGAAAAATGACACATTCCCATATGTTTTAGGGAACCGTTGTTTGATTGCGTGGATGTCCAACGCGATACCGAAGACCACTTCTACGACCATGGTAGTGACGACCTCATTTTGCAAATCACGACAAGAAATCGACGACTCTCCACGGATAGGCGGGTGGGATCGGGTACTGGGGAGAGTAGGGGGACTGGTGGTAGAAGAAATTGGGTCGTCCGATAAAGACAGTGTATGTCTGCCCCATGACTCTAGTAACGCAGTAACGAAACAAAGAGCCATCACCGTTGTCACCGAGATCATAATCATCATCCAGAAGTATTTTATTTTTTGTAGAAACTCCGTTTAGGATTCAAATTGTGAAATGGTTCCATGCTTGTCAAACATTCTTTTGTTTCATGAAGCTTTTTTTATTTCGATAATAAATAAATTTAAAAAATAAAATTTTGAAAATTTGTGGGAGTTTGTCCTTATCTATATTTCTTTCTTGGTTGCTTTATTAAATATGAGTGTAATGTCAAGAATTCATCCTGTAGCAAATGCAGAAAGTGTTCTTGCGTTACAACAACAAGCTCAGCCAATATTAGCAAGAATTCTATCTTTAGGAATAATTAATAGAAATGATACCACTCTTTTGATTCAAATTGATCATCTATTTCGGAATTATTTTGCAAAGAATGCAACCGAATTATTTTCCAATATTACCGAACATGAATTGCGATTTTATTTTAATAATGTATTTCGTGGTTACCTCGACCTCGTTTACCAGCGGCCTGCTGAGAATCCACATGTAGAAGCGAGTAAACTTTGGTATACATTTTGTAGTTATTATTCGGAAAATATCAATAGGACTGAACAAGCCAGAGAAGCGATAGAGCGTTGTAGACCATTAATAGGTGACATGACTGAAATGGCCATTACTAGACTAACAACGTCAGAAATGTTAACAGATGAACATATAGCTATCTTCTTTACAATCTTGCTATTGATTGTCGTTACTATCGTGATCTTTACTCTTAAATTTAGACACATAGAACGACCTGTAGTAGAAAATAGACGTCCGTCTCCATACGAAGCTCGACCTACTGCAGATGTAAATGCTAACCCGACAGCTTTTGTTCTTGGAGATTCTGCAAGTGGACGACGCCGAAGAGAACGTGCAATATTTGATCCGTCTGATCCGTCAACATTTGGAGGACGTCGAACCAAACGTCGGAAACAAAAGTTTTCATCATTTCGTTCACGTACTAAACACCTTCGGTAAGAAACAAAGACCCCCTCCCCCTCAATAATCATCCAACCCCCCTCACTCTGATGGAGGGCCTGTAATGGAGGGCCTCTGATGGAGGGACCCCCCTCTCTCAAATGGAGGGACCCCCCTCAATAATCAAAAGCCTCTAATCGATGGCCTGTAATGGAGGGACCCCCCTCACTCTAATCGAGGGCCTCTGATGGAGGGCCTCTGATGGAGGGCCTGTAATGGAGGGACCCCCCCTCAATAATGATCCAACCCCCCTCTTTATAACGGAG